GCGTTATGGTTTTACTGGTACACTGGATGGTAAGAATGTCCATAAACTTATCTTGGAAGGACAGTTTGGACCTGTGTACAGGACAACATCCTCTTCTGACTTGATGGAGAAAGGTTTTCTTGCTAAACTCAATGTTGAAATCATTACTCTGAAGCATGCACCAGAGAAGTTTGATACTTACAATGATGAGATTGAATGGATTGGTAACATGTACAAGAGGAACAGGTTTATCTGTAATCTTGCCAACTCATTAGAAGGTAATGTTCTGGTTCTCTTTGGTAGAGTAGAAGGACATGGAATACCAATGCATGAGATGCTAACACATCTAACAACACGTCCCGTTCACCTCATCTATGGTGATACAAAAGTAAAAGTGAGAGAGGAAGTCCGTGAAATCTCTGAGGCAACTTCTAATAATATTATTCTGGGTTCTTATGGCACAATGTCTACTGGTGTTAATATCAAAAACCTCCATCATGTTATATTTGCTTCTCCTAGTAAGTCTCGCATTCGTGTGCTTCAATCAATTGGTAGAGGACTGAGGAAGGCAAAGGGTAAGGACTCAGCAATGCTTTATGACATTGCAGATGACTTCAGGAAACCTGGTGGTAGGAATAACTTCACACTCAATCACCTTGTAGAGAGGATGAAGTATTATGTTGATGAGAACTTTACGTATAGAGTAACTGAGATGGGACTAAATAGTGGAGTTGGGAAACTGGACATTTGAAAGTAAACCTAAGACACTTAGATGAGGCGTTTGGTTTTCCACCTGTGGATTGTATTGTGGAAATTGAACCAGTCCCTACCAACTGGAACTTCTCACCCTCCAACAAGGGTGTACCTCACACAGATGAGACTAAGAAACAAATCAGTGAAACTGCCAAGGCAAACTACACTGAAGAGAGAAAGGATAGGATAAGACAGAGCAATAAAACCAGAGTCAGAAAACCACTAACAGAGGAAACAAAATCACGAATGGGGAGTAATCACAAACCTGTAATGTATAACCACGTGTATTACGAATCACTAACAGCAGCATCTGATGCTGCTGGTTTATCTAAAGGATGCTTTAGACTGAGGATGATAAGAAACCAAATAAACGCTTGTTATGTCTAACCTAAATACTAATGTAGGCAAGAAAATAAAACGTATGATTGCTGACTCATTCCACGCCACGATGAAATTGGTCACGGGAGAGGAAGTACTTGCTGAGATTACACCAAGCGAAGAGAACGGAACTGAATTTTTTGTTGCACTCAACCCTATTGTGGTTAATGAACAAGTGCAATTAGATCATAAGAAAGGCATTGCAATGGCAGGTCTGGTTCCTAAGAAATGGATGATGTATGCCAGTGATGACATGTCTATTATCTACAAGAACCATGTCGTTTCCATTTCTGAGATGGATAAGTTTGGAGTAGAGTTTTATAACAAAGCTCTAATCGCAGCTAAGTGTTCCAGTCCTATTAAAAAGAAAGTTGATTCCTCTGACAATGTTGGTTACGTTGGTAAGATAGAATCATCTAGAGAACAACTAGAACAAATATATGATGAATCACCTGATATAACCGACGAGTCCTTATAGTACCTGTATCTCAAATGTATCACATACATTATAACACAAAAATAAGATTTGTTAAATGTGCTATAATAACAATGATAAAAGAAGACTATGACTACTAAAAGACGCAAGAACAATTTTATTGATAACAAGGAGATGTATGCTGCATTCGTGAAGTTCCACAAGGAATGTAACGATGCTAAAGATGCAGGAGAACCAAGACCTATTGTACCAAGGTACATTGGTAAGTGCTTTCTAGACATTGCAGAGCATCTCTCAATGAGACCCAACTTCTCTAACTACATGTATCGCCAGGACATGGTGATGGATGCAGTTGAGAACTGTGTAGTTTACTGTCACCGTTTTGACCCAGAAAAATCTAAGAACCCTTTCTCTTACTTTACACAAGTATGCTGGTACGCATTTATACGTCGTATCAGCAAAGAGAAGAAACAAATTGAGATTTGTGATAAGATCATTTCTAAGTCAGGTTACGAAGAGTTCTTTGTCGGTGATGCTCTGGGTTCTTCATCAGATTACAACTCTATTAAAGACGCCGTCGATCAGAAGAGACAAGGCAAATAAATAAAAGAGCCTAACGTGTTCGCTACCTAGGTGAGATTGAAGGAGGCTTTGAGCCTCCTCATCTCTTACAAAGAGGAATTATGGATCATTTACAACAGCTCTGGGAACTCTATGATGAGATGAATGTGGTTGAGAAACCATCATTTGAACAAGAGGAACCTTCTGCAATGGGTACACCAACAGCAGAACCAGGACCTGGTGAAAGAGAGCACCCTGTCATTCAGCAGAGAAGGCAGGTGGATGATTTGAGAGCTCAAGGTATGTCAGATGTTGATGCTCATCAAGAAGTGTATGGTGAGGTTGACTTGGCTGACCCAGAGAGTAAAGCACAACTAGCATCCACACTACATCGTATTCAAACAGATAGTGAGAAGAGAGGTGTTCAGGTAGATAAGAATGCTACCTTCAAGTCATTGTTTGCTAAAGAGAAAGAAGCAGAATCAAATAGTGATGTGACACCTGAAGACATGAAGACACCAATGGGACAGGAAGTTCCTGATGGGCTTGAACAACAGCAAGAAGACTGGTATAATTTTGATGTAGCATACTTGCAGAATTATGGTAGGGCGTAAAGTAGCTCTTATAACTGATACTCACTTTGGTATTCGTAAAGGTTCACAAATCTTCCATGACTATTTCAATAAGTTTTATTCTGAAGTCTTCTTTCCTGAGTTAGAGTCTCGTGGTATTGATACTGTTATTCATCTTGGTGATTGCTTTGACGTACGTAAAGGAATAGATTACTGGAGTCTCAACTGGGCAAAGGATAACTTCTTTACACCTCTCCAAGAGAGAGGTATTCAGCTGCACCTTATTGTTGGTAACCATGACATCTTCTACAAGGAGAGCCTCAGCATCAACTCTCCAGGCCTCAACCTACAAGAGTATGACAACGTTACAATCTACCAAGAACCTGGAACTGCCACCATCTCAGGTAGTCCAATCTTCATGGTACCCTGGATCTGTGAATCTAATGCTGAGCAGTTCTCCGAGGAGCTAGCCTACTCAGAAGCCAAGGTCTGTATGGGTCACCTGGAGTTGGCTGGATTTTATGCCAACAAGGATTACAAATGCCAGCATGGCACAGATTCCAAGATATTCAGTGAGTTTGACAGGGTGTTCTCTGGGCACTTTCATAAGAAGAACACTTCAGGTAACATTACTTATTTGGGAAATCCTTATCAGCTCTACTGGAATGATGAAGGAGACACAAGAGGGTTCCACATCTTTGACTTAGAGACATTGGACCTAGAGTTCATTGAGAACCCCAACACAATGTTCCATAAGATTTCGTACAATGAGGAAGACAGGAAACTCATCAACCCTAACAAGTATAAGAACTCTTATGTCAAGGTGATTGTTGAGGGTAAGTCAACACCACAGAAACTCTCTAAGGTTGTGGACAGTTTGTATGATACTGGTATCCACGACATCAAAGTTATTGAAACAATTGACTACAGTATTGATGATGATGTGGAGGTAGAGGCAGAAGACACTCTCACCACCTTTACTAACTATGTTGAAGCAATGGATGATGGTTTCAACAAGTCAAAAGTCATTTCAATTTTCAAATCCTTATACGTGGAGGCACAGGAAGTGTAATGTACATGCTAACCAGAGAGAAGAACTCAATTGAATCTGGTGCTTATGCCACCAGAGATACTGATGGAACAACAGTGGTACAATTCTTTGTTGATTCTGATGATGCGATGTGCTATAATGAACAACTGAAGGCGTGTGACTTTGAGTTGGAAGTAACAGAAATTCCTGATGACGCCATAGATAAACTCTGTGACGTACTGGGATTTGCTTACACAGTGGCAGAACCAGGTGATTTGGTGATGCCTCGCCTTGAAATTCTTGAAACCTTGATGGCTGATTTGTGATTGTATTCAACAAGTTAACTTTTTGTAATATCCTCTCAGTAGGAAACCAACCTGTAACAGTAGACTTATCAAAGACAAAGACAACTCTGATTCATGGTAGCAATGGTAGTGGTAAGTCTACCATCCTTGATGCTTTGTGTTATGTCTTATTCAATAAGCCATTCAGACGCGTCAACCTACCTCAACTTATCAACACACAAAACAAGAAGGGTCTTCTTGTTGAGGTAGAGTTTGTTATTGGTAAGACTCAGTTCATGGTTAGGCGTGGTATGAAGCCTAAGAAGTTTGAGTTGTGGGTGAATGGAGAACCTTTCACTAAACTTGCTGCTGACAAGGACACTCAGGCACACCTGGAACAGAACATCCTGAAACTAACCTACAAGAGCTTTGTTCAGGTTTGTATTCTAGGTTCAGCAAACTACATGCCCTTCATGCAACTTCCTACTCCAGCAAGGAGAGAGTGTGTTGAGGACTTCCTAGACATCAAGGTGTTCACTGCCATGGCACTCCTTGCTAAGGAGAGGTTAAAAGGTGCCAGAGATCAGCTCAGTGTTGTCAAGGGTGACATTGGGAATGTAGATTTTAAGATTGAAGTACAACAGGACAGAGTCAATGAGATTGAAAGGAAGGCGAAAGAGAGTACTAAAGAGTACAAGGATGAACTTAAACAAA